AGGCAGTAATGCATTTACAACCGGGTCGCTTCTTGGTATCTTTTTGGTCATTCCAGGCGGCACAGATTTACCAGGTCAAGCGCACTTTACAGCAGTGTTTGAATTCAACCATCGTGACGAGTATGTGAGTGGTTCAGGTAACTGATAAGATTTCAGGCATTTCGTGAAATAATATACTATTTATATTTGACCAATTATATTTTATGGAGTGTCTATCTATGTCTACTTTGTTAGAACAAGCAATCGTTGATGCGGAAGCATTAAAAGAAGCTGCTATTAAGAACGCCGAAGCAGCGATTATTGAAAAATACTCCTCAGAAGTCAGGGATGCCGTCAACTCTCTTTTAGAGCAGGAAGAGGAAACCCTTGAAGAAGAGGAAGAGAGCGCAGTAATGGAAGAAGTTCCTTACGCTGTTGAAGAAGGCGACGAGCCTATTATGGTTCGCCTGGACCTTGAAGCCCTTGAGCGTGCTTTATCCGAGGAGGAAGAACCTGTTGAGGAATCTCACGAAGACCTCGCTGATACCCTCGAAGAAGAAATCGAGGAAGCACTTGAAACCGAAGGGGAAGAGACCGATCTTGATGAAGAGATCGAGCTTGACGAGGAAATTCTTGACGCTATTGCTGAAGAACTCAAAGTAGATGTGGGTATCCCAGACCAAGGTTTGGGAGGACGCTCAACCCCTACTGATCGTAATCTTGAAGGACAGAAGGTAACCCTTGCTGCTCTCCAAGATGACGAACTTGCCGAAGAACATGAGGCTCTCCAAAAAGCACGAGAAGAAGCAGGCATGTATCTCAGCGAGAACACGGAACTCAAAGAAGAAGTTTCCGGTTTACAAAAAACAATTTTACATCTTAAGGGGCGCTTGGAAGAAATTAATCTTTCAAACGCTCGTTTACTATACACGAATCGGGTGTTAAATAGCACCTCCTTGAATGAGCGACAAAAAACAAGAATTGTCGAGTCTATTTCAAATGCCGATTCTGTTGAAGAGGCGAAGGTAATTTATCAAACCCTTCAAAGCGCAGTGGGAGATGAACAAAAATCTTCTCCACAATCACTTCGTGAAGCAGTTGAGAAACCATCGTCAACCCTTCCTCGCAGGAGGAAGACCAACGCCCAAAATTCACATTTCAATAGAATGAGGGCTTTAGCAGGCATAAAAGGAGAAAATAAATAATGTCCGTTCTTGATAAACTAACCGAGGGCATTGTCAACCGTGATCTTTCGCAAGAAGGTGCTGCTCTTCTCACTAAGTGGGAAAAGACAGGACTTCTTGAAGGACTCGGCAATGACCGCACTCGTAATAGCATGGCTCGTCTTTTAGAGAACCAAGCTAGGGAGCTTCTTCGTGAAACTTCCGCAATGGCAGCAGGCGATGTCGAAGGCTTCGCAGCAGTTGCATTCCCAATTGTCCGTCGTGTATTCGGCGGCTTGATCGCAAACGATCTCGTTTCCGTTCAACCAATGAGTCTCCCCAGTGGACTCATCTTCTTCCTTGACTTTACCGTTTCTAACGAAACTGGTAGAAGACTTGGATATGAATCAGGTGAATCACTTTATGGTGGCGGCGCTGTAGGTGCCCAAATCACAGGTGGTGTTAGCCTTTCCGGCGACAATGCAGAAGATTCTTTCTACTCATTGAACAATGGTTATGCTTCCCCAACTGGTTCTACCGCAATCGCTGCGGGTGAAGCAATCCTCTCTGGTACATTCGGAGGTACATCCTTTGTTCGTGTTCCAGGTGGTGCAGACGCCGCAGCCGCAGCAGGTCTTCTTGACCGTCTCGTTCGTTATGATCCAGCGTTTACCTCTGGCTCAACTAACCTTATCGTTCTTAGGGCTGCTGTTCCATCACAACTTAACAAAGATGATCTCATCGCCGCTGAGTTGTTGACACACGCTGGTGTGCCAATTACTGGTTCTGAGGGACTTCATGTCCGTCGCTTGAATCAGTATTCTGGTTCTGTCGGAAACAATGGTATCTTTGGTGCTGGTGATGCTAAGGATCATGTTCTCTTAGTTATCTCTTCCGATACCAGGACAGTTGCACAATTGTCCGCATCCTTCTCGCACTCACCTACAAAACTTGAGTTTGCATTAGCTGATAACTTTAGCGCTGGCGTTCCTGCCGGTTCCGTTATTGGTGCAGACCTTTGGGGTGCAGAGCAAGCCGGATTGACTGTTGGCGCAACCGCAGGCGTTATTCCAGAAATCGACATCAAGGTTGATTCCGTGAGTATCACTGCTGTCACCAAAAAGCTCAAGGCTAAGTGGACACCTGAGTTGGGTCAAGACCTCAACGCATACCACAACCTTGACGCAGAGGTTGAGCTTACTTCTATTCTTTCTGAGCAAATTGCTCTTGAGATTGATAAAGAGATTCTCGAAGACCTCGTTAAAGGTGCTACCGCTGGTAAATTCTACTGGTCACGTCATGCTGGTAAGTTCGTAAATAGAACTACTGGACAGGAGATTGGTGCTACCACAGCAACTCCAGACTTCACTGGTACTGTTTCCGAATGGTATGAGACCCTCGTTGAAACCATCAACGATGTGTCCGCACAAATCCACCGCAAGACTCTTCGCGGCGGAGCTAACTTCATCGTCGTTGGACCTGAAGTTGCTAACGTCCTTGAGTTCACCGCTGGATTCCGCGCTTCCGTAACTGCTGATGCAGATCGCGGAACCGTTGGCGCTGTTAAGGTTGGCGCACTTTCCAAGAAGTGGGATGTCTATGTTGATCCCTACTTCCCCCGTAACGTGATCCTCGTCGGTCGCAAGGGTGGATCCTTCTTAGAGAGTGGATACGTCTACGCACCTTACGTGCCATTACAGGTCACTCCTACTATCTTCGGAACCGAAGACTTCGTACCTCGCAAGGGTGTGATGACTCGCTACGGCAAGAAGATGGTACGTCCTGACATGTACGGACTGGTCATCGTTGTTGATCTCGTTTGATACGATTAATCAACTCGTAGAATAAAAGAATTCCCTCGTCAAGCAATTGGCGGGGGTTTTCTTTATGCCGTCAACTATTTAATGAGAGGAGACTTATAATTAATGGCGATACCCACTTTAACTCCAGTCAGCCAAGTTAGCGCTGTCATCTTACCACGAACTGGATCTGCATCTGATGTAGCTTTGCAAACACCGATTGGTGTATATGATACATCAACAGATTTTTTATCAGGTGCTTCAGATCAAATAAATTACACATATCAGAAACTCGGTGGAGATATCTTAGATATCGAGTTAACCACGGGTAGCGTTTATGCCGCCTACGAAGAGGCAGTGTTAGAATATTCTTATATTGTTAACATGCATCAGTCCAAAAATATTCTTTCAGATATTCTTGGTATGACCACAGGTACTTTTGATCACGACGGCGAACTAAAAGAAGGTCAGCTTTCATCAAGCTTAAGTGGTACACACATTGCCTTAAAGTATCCAAAAGTCACTTTCGCCTTAAATCAGAAATATGGTGATGCCATCTCGACCCAAATCGGCATCGGCGGAGTGACAACAATTTATTCTGGCTCTTTTGCTCCGATAGTGGATGTGCAAGATTATGATTTAGGAGCAATTATTTTAAGTGCCTCAAACAACAATCTTGATAAAGCCACCGGAGATCCCGTTCCCTACAGCGGTTTGGTAAGTGGAAAAAGAGTTATTGTTGATAAAGTATATTATAAAAGCCCACATGCTATGTGGAGATTCTTTGGCTATTACGGAGGACTGAACACGGTTGGCAACTTGGCTAACTATGGTCAGTATGCAGATGATTCAACCTTCCAGCTAATCCCAGTGTGGCAAAACAAGGCACAAGCAATGGAGTTTGAAGATGCTATCTATACGAGAAACTCACATTATTCTTTTCAACTGGACAATAACAAACTTAGATTATTTCCTATTCCGGTAAGCCCTGGGAGTGTAACACCAGAATTTTACCACTTTGATTTTAGAATTGTTGAAGATGCTTGGACAGAAACTTCTGGCTCTATGTCTGGCATTGAGGGTATCAATAACATGAATACGATTCCATTTGCAAACATTCCATACGCTAATATAAATTCTATTGGAAAGCAATGGATTCGTCGTTTTACTCTCGCCCTTTCAAAAGAAACACTCGGACAGGTTCGCTCGAAATTTGCGACAGTACCAATTCCAGGTGAGTCTGTAACACTTAACGGCACGGCATTAATCAGTGAAGCCCGCGATGAACAATCGGGATTGCGAGACGAACTAAAAGATGTCTTAGACCAATTGACCTATCAAGCGCTCGCAGCTAAGGATTCAGAGATTAGTGACAATGTTAACAACCTCAGTCAGAAGATTCCAGCAGGCGTTTTCGTAGGGTAAAGGGGATAGATGGCAGACGACGAAAAATGGAAGCAGCCAGCACAGCCACCGCCCCCGCTGTTCCTTGGTGAAAAAGAACGCAACCTTGTTAAGCAAGTTAATGACGAGCTTATTGAGAGGGTCATAGGACAGCAAGTTGTCTATTATCCGATTGACGATTCAATCACACAATACAACAATCTTTATGGCGAGGCTATAGAAAAAACTTTCCTACCCCCAGTTCGTGTCTACGCCCTTGTGGACTATCAAAGCACAGAAACAAAAGCAGACACAGTTGCTGGTATGGACAAGTCCAATACGATTAAGATTTATTTCCACAAAAGAAGATTGATTGAAGATCAAGACCTTTATGTTCGCGAAGGTGACTTTGTTTTATATGGCGATTATTACTACGAGATTGTAAGCACTGAATGGGCAAGACAATTGTTTGGGCAGATTGATCACACATTTGAAATTGTAGCCACAGCATATTACTCAAGAGAGGGACTATTCGATGCCACCTGATTACTCAGACAACCCAAAAAAACAAGAACTTGCTCCGTTAAAAGAGTTAGAACTTCAGCCCTCAACAATTGAAACAATTGACCGAGCGCTCTTTGAGTTTGTTGATGATGAGCTTGATATTTTCTGCACAACGAATAAAGGGTTTAAAAAAGTTCCTTTTATTTGGGCAGGTGCCGAACGAGCTTTTCAAATTAAACACAACAGAGAACTACGTGATGTAAACGGCTGGCTTATCTATCCAATTATGAGTATAGAGCGCACAGGTATTACAAAAGACCTAACAAAGCGCGGCGCTTATTATGCAGCGGGACAAAACTTAAGCGATGCCAAGGGTGGTTCTATGACCATCGCGAGGACTATTAAACAAAACAAAACAGCTAATTTTGCTAATGCTGATTCAAAAAGATTACTTGTAGACACTATTGGTACAGGTCAAAACAACTTTCCACGAAAGAACGAAAAGGTTGTGTATGAAACAATCACAGTTCCAATTCCAGTTTATCTTGAGGTCACATATACATTAACAGTTATGGCTGAGTACCAACAACAAATTAATGAAATCATCACACCTTTTATGACAAAAACTGGTGCAATTAATTATACGGTTGTGGAAAAGGATAATCATCGCTTCGAGGTGTTTATTGATTCTGACTACACATTAAATAACAACGCATCCTCACTACTTGAAGATGCCCGAGGATACGAGACTCAAATTAATTTTAGAGTCCTTGGCTACATTATGGGAGCCGACAAAAATGAAGAGCGTCCAAAGATTGTACGCAGAGAAAATGCCGTTGAGGTTAAGATTCCAAGAGAGCATGTAATCTTGGGAGATATGCCCGAACATGTCCATGTCAGCGGCAATGTTCCTTTTTATCGGTCATAAAGTTATATTTAGGACTTTCGTCAATTTATTAACTATTTATTAACGATAATCAGAATATTTTTATTCATACGATATTGAAGAGCGACAAGGAGACACTTCATAATGTCAGTTAAATCTTTTAAGTTTATTTCACCCGGTATTTTCATCAATGAAATTGACAATTCCCAGCTACCTGCCATCGCAGATGAGATTGGTCCAGTTATTGTTGGACGAACAGAAAAGGGACCAGGAATGCGACCTGTTAAGGTCAATTCATTTTCTGAATATGTCAGTATCTTTGGTAACCCGACCCCAGGCGGTCAGGGTGGAGATGTCTGGCGTGACGGTAACTACACTTCAGCTACCTATGCTGCATATGCTGCACAGGCATACTTGCGTAATAGCAATGCTGTAACTGTTGTTCGCCTTCTCGGAGCGCAAGATGCAGATCTCTCCTCAACCGCCGCAGGTCGCGCAGGTTGGGAAACCGCAGCTACCGCGAATACCGCCCTTGCTGCCACCAATGGTAGCGCTTTTGGCTTATTTGTTTTTACATCTGGATCTGTTACTGCTACCGATGTTACTGGAACTCTTGCAGCAGTTTGGTATCTTAACGAAGGATCTATTGAGCTTTCAGGAACTATTAGGGGTTCAACCACTATTTCCTCAAGCGCGGGCACTTTGTATGACAGTCTCTCCACAACTCCTGAGTATAAGGTGATCATTAGGGATGATAATGGAGAGAACGTAAAAGAGACAGCATTTAACTTTAGTCGCGCAAGTGCTAAATATGCTCGCAAAGTGTTTAACACAAACCCAACTTTGGTCAACACCAATATTACAAGAACCGCACAACAAAAAACTTACTGGCTTGGACCAACCTTTGAACGAGAGCTTGCAGCAGTAATTACTGGTTCTTCTCACGCCATGATCTTAGGTCTCGATAACGCCAGTGCTGACCCAGCTTCTGCTGCTGATTTCCGATTTGAATTCCAGGCAGCACAGTCACCTTGGATTTTTTCTCAAGACCTTTCAACTGATGGATCTAACTTTGATATTTTAGATAACGATAGAGTGACAAAGCTATTTAAGTTCCATTCGCTTGATTCAGGTGAAGATGTACAAAAGGAAGTCAAGGTTTCTATTACAGGTATTAAAGCCTCCAGCAATCGCGAGAATCCATATGGTTCTTTCAATGTTGAGGTTCGTGATCTTCGCGATAGCGATAACTCACCAGTCATTTTGGAGAGCTACACTAGTGTAAATCTTAACCCTGCATCATCTAATTTTATTGGCAGAGTTATTGGCACCCAGCGACTTGTTTGGGACAATGACGAACGTCGTTACAGAATCTATGGCGATTACCCGAATGCTTCTTCAATTATTCGTGTTGAACTTAATGAAGACGTATTGGCTGGTGTAACTGACGCAAGATTCCTGCCATTTGGTTCTTATGGACCGCCAAGATACAAGAGGTGGACTCTTGCTTCTGGCAGTGTGATTACTGCTGATAGATGGGCAAACATCATTGTTCCTCACACATCAAGTAGGACAGTAGGAAAGCCCGCCAATATCTTACACCCAGATACTGGACCTGGAGCCCAAGCCTTCTCAGGAGAAATTATTTATCCTGGTGTTGCTCTTAGAGTTAGTGCCTCCAGCGGAGAGGTTTCAGATCAAACCGATGCTTACTTTGGATTTGATTCCACTCAAGCAGGCAACAATCGCTTTGAAGACTCCAATGTTGATATTGCAAGAGTTCTTCCCGACGCGCTTGATTCGTTTGTTACTCAAAGCTCAACAGAATATTCATACCTCTTTACGCTTGATGATGTCAAGCCATTCCCTGCTGGAAGTAAAAGCGCTGTATACTTGTCTGGCTCACGTAAAGCAGGAACTTCCTTTACCGCAGTTAGTGGAACCTATGAACAGGTTCTTGATAATGGATATGATAGATTTACTGTGCCAATGCATGGTGGGTTTAATGGACTCGATATCACAGAAAAAGATCCGTTCAACAATACTCGCGCCCTTGAAGGAACTGACAATACAAAGTACGCATTCTTTAGTGTCCGTCGTGCGATTGATACCGTGGCAAACCCAGAAGAAGTTGAATACAACTTAATGGCTGTTCCTGGTATTTATAAGGAGTCTCTGACAGCACACGCTATTGAAGTTTGTGAGAGAAGAGGTGACGCACTCGCAGTTATCGATCTTGATTCTGGCTACAGAACTTCGGCTGAGAACGTTTCCAGCGACGAGGCAAATAGAGGCTCTGTTACCACAGCAGTTAATAACTTAAGAAATCGTGGTCTTAACTCAAGCTATGGTGTGGCTTACTACCCATGGGTTCAGATCCGCGATAATGTCAACGACTCCTTGTTGTTCGCACCACCTTCAGTTGTTGCTCTCGGAACATACTCCAGCGCACAACGTGACTCGGAACTTTGGTTTGCACCAGCGGGCTTTACCCGTGGTGGATTGACTGAGGGATCCGCAGGATTGCCGGTTGTTCAGACTCGTGAGCGATTGACCTCCAAAGAAAGAGACACTCTTTATGAGGCAAACATTAATCCAATCGCCACATTCCCAGCAGAAGGTATTGTGATCTTTGGTCAAAAGACCCTTCAAGTTACTCCCTCTGCCCTCGATAGAGTTAATGTCCGCCGTCTTATGATCTTCCTTAAGCGAGAGATCTCAAGAATCGCAGCAACCACATTGTTTGATCAGAATGTTCAAGCAACTTGGAACAGATTTAAGGGTAGAGCAGATGCCTTGCTCACTTCAGTCCAAGCCCGACTTGGCTTAACCGATTACAAGATTGTTCTTGACAGTTCTACAACAACTCCAGAGTTGGTTGATAGAAACATCATGTACGCTAAGATCTTCCTTAAACCAGCCCGAGCTATTGAGTTCATCGCTCTTGATTTTGTTATCACAAATTCAGGCGCAGGATTTGAGGATTAAAAAATGAAGCACTATATATTACAAATGGAGACTTATAAATAATGGCAAAACAAGACTTTTGGCTAAACCCAAATTTTGAACCGAAAAGACAATTTAGATTTTTGGTGCAACTATCTTTATCAGGACAGGATGTGACGTTCCTTGCGAAGTCTGTTGACCGTCCCTCGTATTCTATTAGTGAAAATCCACATCAGTTTTTTAATCACACTTTTTATTACCCAGGACGAGTGACTTGGAATACAATTAGTTTAACTCTTGTTGACCCTGTAAGCCCAAACGCAGCAGAACTTCTTTATCAATATCTTGAAGATGCTGGAGTTCAAAAGCCTACAAGTGTGGATGCTGCAACTGGCACTACAATTACAAAGTCTTCAGCTACATCGGCAATGGGCAGAATGGTGATTCAAGAGATTGCTACTCCAGTCGGAGGCGGAAACGAGTCACAGATTGTTGGCGAGTGGGAATTATTAAATCCATTTTTCACAGATGTTAATTTTGGGTCACATGATTACGGCTCAGAAGAGATGATTGACGTTGGTATTACAGTACGATATGACTGGGCAGAATACTCCAAGTTTGCCGCAGGCAACCCTGTTGTCCCATAAATATTTTTTTAGAAACTATTTAAAATATGACACAGATACGTTATACTGTGTATAGACTATTTTAAAGAGGTGTAAATGTCTAGAAATAAGCAGCGAACTGCTGCTGCCACGGATGCTGTTGCAGCTACTGTTCCAACAACCCCGGCAGCACCTGCTTCGCTTTCATATGTAACTCCAACAGAGTTTGTCGAACTTCCATCCCGTGGGCAGTTTTATCCTACCGATCATCCCCTTCATGGAAAGGATGTTATCGAGATGAGGTACATGACCGCCAAGGATGAAGACATTCTAACTTCTCCAGCCCTACTGAAGAAAGGCATCGCGATTGATAGGTTGATACAAAACCTTGTTGTTGATACTAACGTTAATCCAGGCAATCTTCTTATTGGAGATAAGAATGCCATGCTTCTGGCTGCCAGGATTTCAGGCTACGGTGAACAATATCCTGTTGCTCTTCAGTGTAATTCTTGTGGAGAAGTCGCACAGCACGATTTTAATCTAGCAGAGTTACAGCTAAATCATGGAATTCAGCCTGGTGAGGGCAATAATGTTTCCCTGACTGAGCATGGTACTTTTATCGCAGAGCTTCCAGTTACCAAGTTCTCTGCTGAGTTTCGTTTGCTAACTGGAGAAGATGAGAGCTATCTTCAACAATCCGCAGAAAAATTAAAGAAGTACAGCCTTCCCGAGGCATCTGCTACTAGCTTACTTAAAAGACTTGTCGTCACTATCAATGGAGTGGAGTCTTCATCAGAGATTAGCAATTTTATTGATAATATGCCAGCACAAGATGCTCGTTTTCTTAGGGCGTGTGTTCAGATTGTGACTCCTAATGTTGATATGTCCCAAGAAGTTGAATGTTCGTCGTGCGGTGCGGTAACTGAAATGGAGGTGCCGTTTACTTCGGAGTTTTTTTGGCCTCAGTGATGATTACATGGCACACGTCTATGAACAATTTTTTTTCTTAAAGATGCATGGAGGCTGGAGCTTTATCGAGGCATATAACCTTCCAGTAAGACTTCGCAATTGGTTTGTTGAAAGATTGTCAAAGCATTTTAAAGACCAAGCAAAAGAGTTAGAAAAGACTAAAAAGAAGAGCAGATAATAAAAACGGGCATTTATTGCCCGTTTCTTTTTGTACAAAACTATTTATAAGAGATAAGTATACTCGGAGGACCACACTATGAGCAAATCAGACGATTTGGTTCCAATTGAAATTAATTTAAAAGCAAAAGAAGAGGGGTTGTTAAACGAAAGCTACCTTGCCATGATGGGAGGAGCAATCAAAACAATTCTAACAGGCATGTTTGGTGGCGGCTCTGTTCCTGTTCGTATTGCTGGTACAAGAAAACAAGTAAATTCTTTTAAAAGCGCTCTTGGAAATGAGGCAAAATATCTCAAATCAATGAAGCGCTATGGCTTAGATAAACCCGAAACACTTAGAACAAAAGCACAGCTTGATCGTGCGATTAAATCTTTTGAGCGAGAGACGGGCATAAAGTGGCCATTTAAGTAGGAGGGCGATAGGTGGATCCCGAAGTCCAAAAACAAATTGATGCTCTAACTAAGTCTATCAAAGATTTAGAAAAGTCGCTAGAAGGCACAAGTGTAGAGTCTAAATTTGCTGACCGTATCAAAAACTTGGGCGATGTGCTTAAGGGTTTTGATGCCTCTACTACAGAAGAGCAAGTTAAAGATTTAAGCGAACAACTTGACAAATTAGCTAAAAGTGCCAATTCCGCTCTTAAACCTTTTGAGCAGTTTGATAGAGCCTTAAAAAATAATATTCAAGCGATTACAGGTGTTACTGATGCATCTGACACCCTTATTGGCTCCTTCTTTAAATTAACTGGTGAAGCCAAGGGTCTTGACGGTGTTTTTGAACAAGGAAAGAAAACCTTTAACGAAACGTTTACTTCTCTTAATGTTGGCGTATCAATTCTCAGAAAGGTGGCAGAATCATCCCTTCTTCTGTCAGCCCAGATGGAGCAGCAGACTGCCGCGTTTAACGCCCAGACAGGTGCAGGTGGCAAATACAATGCCCAACTTAGACAAGGTGAGGCAGCCAATCGTGAATTTGGAATTTCGTTAGATCAAATAGCACAAGCAAGAATGGGTCTTATGGATGGTCTCTCAGGCTATGGTGTTATGCAAGAAGCGGAGCAGATGAGACTGACAGACCTCACTGCTCAATATGCAGAACTCGGAGCTTCAACTGCTGACTTTGCTGGCATTCTTGAAACAAGCACAAGAATGTTGGGGATGTCTACCTTTGAAACAACAAACGCTATTGAAGAAACAAGGTTGCTCGCCCAGGGTATTGGTATCTCTTTACCAAAAGCACTAA